ATGTCAGAACTTAAAATTACACAAGAAAAGGTTACAGCCGCTTTTAGTGAAGCAAACGACTGTCCTAAAGCAATTAGTATTCTAACAGCTTTATTCGGAAAGCAAAAGCCGGATTATACAGATTATCACAATATCAAAACCTACGAAGATGCTTGTGAAGCAATAGGTGTAAAACCTATTGTTCGCCTACTTGTTGAAGATGAAGACGGACACAAAGAAGAAGTGGCTGATATTGCACACCTCGCCTACATCAAACTATGCACAATTGCTCGTGCATTGAACAACGATCCTAATTTTCCACGATTTACTAAAGATGAATACCGTTATACGCCGTGGTTTTATCTTTATAATCAGAAAGAAATTGATGAAATGGACGAAGAGGATCGTAATCGGCTGGTTCTTTGGGGCGGTAGTGCGTGTAACGGTGCGGGTTGCGGCCTCGCTTCTGCGGCCTCGAATTTCGGTTGGTCGTTCTCGGATGCGGGTATCGGCTCTCGCCTTGCTGTAAAATCAAGTGAAATCGCAATTTACTTTGGAGAACAATTCAAAGAATTGTGGAAAGACTTTCTGATTGGAAAAAAGTAATCACACTGGGGAGGCCGCATTAAAGCGGCCTTTTCCATACCTTTTAAATCTATGACTCCAAAAGAATTTTTCGACAAAGTGGTGGAAATGCGCCGTTGCCAAAAAGAATATTTTAAAAATAAGAGACAGATAGATTTACGAATAAGTAAACAAATTGAGCGTGAAGTAGATGAAGAAATCGAACGTGTTCAAAAAATCCTTCACAACAAACAGAATCCGCAACTCTTTTAGACTATGGTTAATATGAAAATCCTTGACTTGCCATTAAAAGCAAAATGGTATGAAATGATCGAATCTGGAAATAAGAAAGAAGAATACAGAGAGATCAAGAAATACTGGATCGGAAGATTAGCAAAATGTGGAGGTCACAATTCCTATGAAAAGACAGGTTTCTACTGTAAGAAAGCTATTTGTTTTTCTTGTATTACACGTGGAAACGGCTTTCATCCCAAAGAATACACTCATGTTCGCTTCCGTTTTGGCTACACCAAACGGACAATGCTTTTTGAACTTGAATCTATAACCATCGGAGTTGGTAACACCAATTGGGGAGCGCCTGACAATGAATATGTATTTATACTTAAACTGGGAAAATGTATCAAAAAAAATGAAAGTAAGGACTCAACAGAATTTCAACCAAAAAACTCATGAAACAGTATTCGGTATCAGCATCATGCCTGACGGTGGCAGAAGATATTGCAAATATCCAATAGGCCACCAAGAATACAAAGACTATGCCCAAGCACACCAAGCTATGAAAGATGTACAAAAGATATTGGATAATGGAGGTCGATTAGTATATTCTCCCAAAGGTAGTGCCGGGATTAATAAACATGAATATGTGAAAATTGAAATGATATAAAAATGAAAATATTAGTAAGTTTTTCAGGTGGTAAGGATTCACAAGCATGTTTGATCCAAGCCTTCAAACAATATGGGGGGGGAATTTAACCGCTGTGTTTTGTGACACCGGTTGGGAACACCCTGACACATATAAACATGTGAATGATGTTTGTCTGCAAATGGGTGTAAGACTTATAACTCTCAAATCAAAATATGATTTTGTGTCTTTGGCAGCTCATAAGAAAAGATTTCCTTCCACGAATGCACGATTTTGTACCAGTGAACTAACAATGAAGCCAATGATTGATTATGTACTTTCTTTGAAAGAAAGCTGCATTATCATACAAGGTATCAGAGCCGGAGAAAGTACAGCACGTGCGGCAATGGAAGAGGAATGTATGTATTTCAAATCGTATTTCCAACCTAATAAGAAAGGAAGAACTGAAAACTATCGAAGTAAGGATGTCAAAGAATGGTGTTCCCAATATGACGCTTCTGTTCTAAGACCGATCTTCAAATGGAGTGCACAGCAAGTTATAGATTGCATACTGGATGCAGGGCAGAAACCGAATCCATTGTATTATCGTGGATTCTCACGTGTTGGATGTTTCCCGTGTATCATGTGTCGGCACAAAGAAATCGAACTCATAGCCAAAAATGATCCTAAAATGTGCCAACGCCTAATTCAAGCAGAGAAAAGCGTAGGACATTCCTTCTTTCCTCCATTATACATACCTCAAAGATTCTGTAAAAACAAACAATATCCTTATGTAGAGGAAGTTTTGGAGTACGTTAAAGAACATACCCCTGATATGTTCGAGCCGGAAGGTGGATATGCCTGCATGAGTCTGTTTCATGGACTATGCGAGTAAATAAAAATGGAATGAACATTATGATACGAGATCCTTACTATTTGGCGAAAACGGTCTTAGGTTCATACAACTTGTATATCCTCAAAGATCCTTTCGAATCTTGGCATTATTCGTGTGTTGGTACATTCAATACTAAAGATGAAGCTATAGATTATTATCATAAGTTGAAAGAAGAAGAGAAAATGATTTCAAGAATGCACATGAAATTAATAATAACAGAATAGAAAGGATATAAATAATGCCGATAAGCGAAGTATATAACATGGACTGTATGGAATACATGAAGGGGATTCCTGATAAGTTCTTTGATTTAGCGATAGTCGATCCCCAGTATGGCATAGACATAATGCACAAAGGTGGGATGCCGAAGCATTTAGGCTTTAAACAATATAAAAGAAAGGATTGGGATAAGTCCCCCCCCGGAAAGAAATATTTTGAGGAACTATTCAGGGTATCGAAGAATCAAATAATTTTTGGTGGTAACTACTTTACTACCTATCTTCCTCCCAAAATGGGTTGGATTGTTTGGGATAAAGGACAACATGGATTAACTATGTCTGACGGTGAATTGGCATGGAGTAGTTTTGACAAGGCTCTTCGGATCATAACTCTAAACCGGTGTACAATTGGAGAACGAGGTGGAAATATCCATCGTTGTCAGAAGCCAGTGAAATTATATGCTGAAATATTAAGAAAAAACGCCAAAGAGGGAGACAAAATTTTTGATAGTCATTTAGGTTCAGGAAGCAGCAGAATAGCTGCTTATGGACTTGGATTCGATTTCTATGCAACTGAAATAGATGAAGAATACTTTGAAGCACAAGAAGAACGTTTTCACCGGGAATGTTTTGGGGAGATAAAAACAGAGAGAGGAACGTTGGTTCAAACTAATTTATTTGACAGGGAATAAATGAAACAGACAGTAGAAGAAGCGGCAAGTGAAAATATCCTATTTAATCATAGGACAGTTGACAGAACTTTGAGCGGTAAAGATTTGGCAAAGTTTGGAGAGATGAATTTCGTTCAAGGTGCAGAATGGAAGTCGAAGCAATCTCTTTGGATAAGTGTTAAGGAACGGTTGCCGGAGCCTAACAAGGAAGTTCTTCTTTATGATAAGAACTCCATCCGGCATTATGTCATAGGATGGCTGCGGAGAGATAAAGGATATAACAAAGGCATGTGGGCACTCTCCAATGGTTGGATTGAAGATAAGGATATAACCCACTGGATGCCGATTGATAAACCAATAACCGAGTAATTATGAATGAAGTAAACTTTAATGGAATGTTCGGACAGCAAGGTTGGATTTGTCCGAAGTGTGGAAGGGTATATTCACCTTTTACCAAAATGTGTTTGTATTGTGGCCCTAATAACACAAATACATTTCTAATCTTGACGATCATTCTAATACACATATCAGTGAAGAAGAATTAAAAGAAAACCGTAAAATCGAACAGAAATGAATGATGGAGTTTATTTTGACCAAAATGGTAACGAGGTAATCGTAATCAATGGATTTGAATACTCACGAGAAGAATTTGATTCCCTTGTGGATATGTGTGGAGATTGCAATATGTAATAAAAAAGAAAGAAATGAGTAAAACAACAATTTATTATCTATTCCTAATAGCAATGTATATGCTGCTAGGATAGATGGAAAGGAGAAATATGGATAAAGATAAATTCAACAAAGCAATAGAAATCAACAATAAAATAGAGGAATACAAAGATCATAAGATGGCACTTGAAAATTCTAACATAAAATATGGTGGTGGATTGATATTTACATACAACAGAATGCACAATGATGTACCATTAAAGGAAGAAATTTTTGGTAAGAATTTCCTTCAGTGCTATATGTATGCTTTGGATAGTAAGATAAAAGAATTACAAAAAGAGTTTGACGAATTATAAAATAGAAATGAGTGAAACGAAAATCATATTAGATGCCTGTTGCGGTAGCCGGATGTTTTGGTTCGACAAGGAAAATCCTTTGATCTTGTTTGCTGACATCAGAGATGAAGAGCATACTCTTTGCGACGGTCGAAGCCTGAAAGTCCATCCGGATATTGTATCTGACTTTACCGATATGCCATTTTTGGATAAATCCTTTAAACTGGTGGTATTTGACCCGCCCCATCTTCTAAAGGTTGGTCAAAATAGTTGGTTGGCCAAGAAGTATGGTAAACTTCCCGAAGATTGGCCAAGGGTGATAAAAAAAGGAATTGATGAATGCTTTCGAGTACTTGAAGATTACGGCGTTCTCATTTTCAAATGGAATGAAGAGCAAATAACGGTTAGAGAAGTATTGAAAGCCATCGGACGGCAGCCGTTGTTCGGTCACACCACCGGAAGACATGGCAAGACTATGTGGATGTGTTTTATGAAACTACCAATTTACGAATAACAGAATATGTTGTAAGATGAAATTAAACAAAAAGACAGAGCAACTTATTAAACTTAGAGCCGCTGAACTTAAAAAATTATATGAAACTCCTAATCCTGAAGTAGATAAAATTATTTCTGAATTGAGAGCAGAAGCAACGAAACGTCCACAGAACATGAGGAAGGAAGAAGAGATTGCTTATATTCTGAAAAAGGCTGATGAAAATTGCGATCATATAGAAATTCGTAAAATCCTAAATGTAAGTAATACATGAATACATCTTTTGAACGATCTGCAAACGCTTCCGATGAATGGTACACACCACGAGAAATCATTGAAGCATTAGGTGAATTTGACCTTGATCCATGTGCTCCCATGCACCCTCTTTGGCCTACCGCAAAAATCATGTACAACAAGCAGGACAATGGTCTTATACAAAATTGGGGGGGGGCGAATTTGGCTTAACCCTCCGTACTCCAAACCGCTTATATGGCAGTTTGTAGAGAAATTGGCAGAACACGGCAACGGTATAGCACTACTTTTTAACCGGTGTGACAGCAATAAGTTTCAAGACATCATCTTCACGAAAGCAACCGGTATGATGTTTTTGAGGAATCGAATAAAATTCTTCCGTCCCGATGGAACACGTGGGGACAGCCCCGGTTGCGGTAGTGTTCTTATTGCATTTGGCCGGGAAAATGCCGAAATTTTAAGGAACTGCTCTTTACAAGGCAAATATGTTGAACTTAACAATGATAAATGATGAAAGTCTTATATTTACTCATGCTCATTGCCGGTCTTCTGTGGATCGGTGATTTCTCTATCACCTTAAAACCCTTTTCTGTATCTTTACCATGCTGGTATAAATCCGTTGGCATACTTCTATTTTGGCTGTCAATGACTATATATGTTTTAGGTGAGCATACCAAAGGCTATAAAGAAGGATTTGATACTGGAATTAAACAGTGCATTAAGATACTTGATAGAAATTGCCACTCTAAAGAAATAAATAATGATGAAACAGTACAGAATCAATAAAACGACTACCTTCGTAGAAGATAATTGCAGCGGAAACAGAGAGAAATACCTCCTTCTTGATTACAAAGTACAAGTTAAATTTGCAGGGATTTGGATAACAGTCAAGTCCTTTCATGATGAAGATGAAGAATACGCAAAGAACTGTGCGAATGAACTTCTTGAAAAACTTAACGAAAAGATTTGATTATGATTGAATTACAAGGAAAATTCGGCAAAGATTGTAAAATATTTACAAATGCAATAGAAAATGAAGCTATTGGAACGATACAAAACATTTTGAACAATCCGGTTACGACTGGTGTTCCGGTTCGTATTATGCCTGATACCCATCAGGGAGTAGATATAGTGATTGGATTCACCATGCCAGTTACAGATCGTGTCAACCCCAATCATATCGGAGTGGATATTGGTTGTGGAATGTTGTGTGTAGAAATTGAAAATGCAATAACAGAAGAGTCTTTCCCGGACATTAATCATGCAATCCGTTCCATCATACCTATGGGATTTGAGATTAACCAACAACCCTTATCCAAACAAGAAAAGGAAGATTTGTTTACCTTCTTATCTATCAGAATGGATCAGTTCTGCTCTAAATACCAACTAACCAAACCAGTTATTAATGAAGAATATGTATCACAACTTTGTAAGAAGGTGGGGATAAATGAAGGCACATTCTACAACTCTTTAGGTACATTGGGAGGTGGAAACCACTTTATAGAACTGGGGCGTGCCGAGTCAACCAATAATATATTTCTTACAATACATACCGGATCGCGCAACTTTGGTGTGAAGGTCTGTAAATACCATGCAGAAATAGCAAAATTTGATAAAAAGGCTTTTTCTAATGAAATTCAACGCTTGAAGTCCACTGTTGAGCCACAATTCATGCAAACTGAAATACTACGTTTGAAGGAAAAATTTGCCGAATATTCCGGGTATCTCACAAATGAAGCAATGCTCCACTATTTATGTGACATGGTGATCGCACAAGGATATGCCGCATTCAACCGCAAGTTGATTATACAGCGTATAATCAGAACTTTGAGCTGGAACGCTACAATATCCGTTGAGACAGTCCATAACTATATCAGCTTTGATGATATGATAATCCGTAAAGGGGCTATTGCCGCATACGCCAATGATTACGTTGTGATTCCTATGAATATGGCAGACGGTATTCTTCTTTGTCGTGGTAAGGGAAACAAAGACTGGAACTATTCTGCACCACATGGTGCAGGACGCTTATACTCCCGTTCCGAAGCTAAAGAAAGATTATCAATGGACGCATTCAAAACCCAAATGAGCAAAGTGTATTCCACTTCCGTATGTGAAGGGACATTGGATGAAAGTCCTATGGCATACAAAAATGTTCAGGAAATAAAAGAGCTTATAGAACCTACGGTAGAAATTATTGATACAATTGTGCCACTAATCAATATCAAAGCTGTATGATAGAAAAGACAGACTTCCCATATACTCTTGGCGGCTATGTTGAACAGCAAAATTATAAAGGTTTCGACATAGCCGTTTCCATTCGTAGATACAAAGGAATATCAGCTTATGTCATTTCCTCGGAGAAAAGGCTGATCCGTGAAGAATCTGCCACCTTTGCCGACAAAGAAGACATGTTCCGTTGGGGACGAGAAGCGGTTGACCGATATTTGGAACAGCAAGAACGTAGAAAAGAAGAAAATACGATCAAACGGGCAGACTATTATAAGAAGAAAGCTCGTGTGGCAGCATTGAAAGCCTTTAATGCCGCTATGTATTTCTCTGATATAAAGGACGGACTTTATGATAAGGCAAAAGGATTTTTTGAGTATGAACTGGATAAGGAACATGGAAAGATCAAATGAAAACACTTGATATTATACAAGGCTTTTGCGATCATGTTTTTCGTGATAAAAAAGGAAACCGCATCTTTCCCAATATTTTTGTCGGGAAATGGGAAGCTGACTTATTGGAAGTTACCCGGTCACGCCTGACTTATGAATATGAAGTAAAAGTAAGCAGATGTGATTTCCATAAGGATAAAAAGAAAAGTGATAAATATGGCAAGAACAAGTTTGATGTTGTCACTTCCGGCCAACGTACCAATTATTTTTATTATATAGTACCAAAAAGTTTGATAAAGCCCGATGAAGTCCCTGATTTTGCCGGGCTTATTTATGCTTATGAAGGATCAGTGCAATGTTATTCTCTTGAAAAGGGAAGGTATGCGGTAAAGAGAATTTTCTTTGAGGTAGTCAAGCCTGCCCAAAAAGTTTCTGACATGAAAGCGGATGATAATTTCATTCGTAAACTCGACTTATCCATGTACTATCGCTATCACCAAATGAGAAGAGATAATTACAAAAATAAGGAATAATATGGAATTAAGATTAGACCCTGAAATACCGGTCACACGGGTTGTCAACGGACATAATGTTTTCAATAAAGGCTATCACCACGGATTAAGAGGAAAAACCTATGAAGAATACTATGGCAAAGAGAGAGCTGTTGAAATAAGAAAAAGACACAGCGAGGCTTTGAAAGGACATAGATATTGGTCTAATGGAAACGCCCATGCCTTTGCGTGTATCGCAATCACTCCCGAAGGCAAATGGTATAGATTCGATTCAATAACCCAAGCCGCCCAAAAGCTAAATCTGAATTATGCCACAGTTCGCCGGTATATAAAACGAAAAATCAAGCCCCAAAATGGCTGGCAATGGTTTTTGGAGAAAGATAATAACTGGATAAAACATATTGATAATGGGAAAATTAAATGAGATCGCGCAGAAAGCTTATGAATGTGCCGTAAGACGTGGAAAGATTGATCCCGACAATGATAGCAACAACAATCTTCACCGCGATCTGCTTGAAGAAGTTGCCGAAGTCTTTGAGTGTACGGGTGAGAAATCTCCACATATTAAAGAGTATTTAGATGTAGAAGAAGAACTGGCAGATGTAATCATTGTTGCCCTAAGTACACTACATCATTTCAAATGTGACATTGATTCACTCATTGAAGCCAAAATGAATTATAATAAAAACAGAATGGATTGATATAGGAACCGGACAATTAATAAAGTTGATTGTTGAGACGTTTGTCCTTATCTTTGCACTACCATGTGTCTATAAAGATTTCATGAACTTATGGAAAGAAAAATAGGTGATATAAAAGACAAGAAGTTAAAAGCTGAAAATATCACACTGGCAGCAATATATAACATATTGTTCACCAATGACATAGTTTGTTCCTTAATTGTAGAAATGTTAAGTGAATTACGTAAATCAAGGCTTTGTCGTTTCCGCGTAAAGCAGCAAGGAAATAAACTGGAACAGTTGATGCTTCAATATGAAAAGAAAATCAATAAAATAGCTGGACACCGGGCTTTTTTCATGGCTGATGCTAACCAGTATATTGCAGATGAAGTACAACCTGATCTGCTTAAAATGGAATACTCCATTAAACTGGAATTTGACAAATGCCGGATTGAAAACAGTGCCTTACTTGCCAAAGTAGAACTTACAAGATGTATGGCAGAGCTTGCTTGTCTATCCCTTGACAAACGGATAGAAGAAGTCCGTCCATACAACAAAGAAGTAACCGGAATAACATATCTCCGGCTCACTGACACACTTAAAGTATTGGACGAACTTTCTGATATTTTATATAAGGGAGGGTATTGTGACCTCAATCAAAGTGATAATTGCAAAAGGGGGATGGCTATCATACAACGAAAACTTACTGATTGTGATATTATCAGCCGCGCAATCAATGAGTCAGACAAGTTAAATCCGGCTGGGGATGATGAATAAAAATGGCAAAATATCGTATAGGAATATCCGAGAATCTATTAGGAGACAAACGCTATCAGTGTCAGATTAAAAGATTTGGCATTTGGTGGAATGATGAAAGTTTCAGCACTAAAGAAAGAATGTTAGATTATGCCCGTAAACTTGAAAAGGCCGGGCATATAGTGTTTAACTATTTATAAGCGAACAATGAAATTAGAAGGGAAAATTATTGTGGCACAACCGATACAATCGGGTGTCTCAAAAAATGGTAACAACTGGCAAAGACAAGATTTCGTTTTGGAAATTCCCGGCCAATACCCTAAAAAAGTCGCTTTTTCAGTAATGAATAGCAATATTCAGAATTTTGGATTAGCAGTCGGGCAAGACGTTGATATTGAAATAGATATTAATGCGAATGAATGGCAAGGAAAATGGTTTAACTCCATTACTTGCTGGAAAGCAACACTCCGTAATCCAGGACAGCCTACCGCAGCGCAACAGCCCCAAACTTATTATCAGGGGGCATCATCCACCGCGGCACCCGTACAAACTGCCATACCTCAACCGCCAGTGGATTTTGGGGAACAAAAAGACGATTTGCCTTTCTAAAGAAAAAGGAGAAGGGAGCATTTCGGCTCCCTTCTTATTAATTAATGTTCCACCTTTACAATTTCATTATAAACGATTTTGCTTCGTGGGTTATGATTGACTATCGTTTGTTTATACCCCTTTGTCCCCCATCTCCACCATAGGAACCTGTGTTTATATATCCGGCTTATCGCACTTGAAAGACTGTCTCTCACTTCATAAGTAAATGTGCTGTCAGGAATATTTGCATAAAAATCCACCCATTTATCTGAATAATTGAAACAGCTGTCTTTCAGAACAAATACAATACTGTCTTTAGTGACAACTTTTGTGGTTGTGATATATTCGACTTCTTTTGGACGCAGATTCAATTCTTTTATTAGTTTTGCATCCGCACTCCGCAGCTCTTTCAATTCTTCTATGTTAAGCCGTAAAACATGGTTTTCAACCACATTTAGACTATCCCTAATCTTATATTCTTCAAGCCCAGTACAGAGACTTTTCATATTATCTGAAAGTCGGGCACTTTCCTTCTTCTCTTCCTGCCACAACCGGTACATCAAAAAGGTTGCCGCAAGGAGTAACACAAAGATTACTCCTATACCTATCTTCAATCTCATAATCAATCTGTATATACATTTTTACCAACTTCCGCAATAACTACCCATGCACCATTACAGAAACCATATATCTTACCGTCATTCTCCGGCATTTCAGGTATTGTATTAAGTTTTGTTTCATTGGCAGTGGCTTTGCTAAGAGCTGTTTGAGCTGTACTTTTTGCAGCATCAGCCGTTGTTTGTGCGGTCACGGCCTTTCCATCAGTAACAGCCAACATTCCAGTCAGAGTTTTTTCATTGGTTACTCCTGCAAGGAAGGTTTCAATTTCATTGAAGGTGTCAATGGCCGTAGTCGCATCAACAGTACCAACCAATTCATCCAAAGCGGTCTTCACCGCATTTATGGACTGTTCCAGTTGGGACTCTGCCAGTTGAGCACGTCCGCTTTCTGCTAAAATATCCGATTTGCTCGCACTGCTGCTACCATCAGAACTTTCCAAAAATGAAGATGAAATAGGAAGTTCATTACATCCTACCATAACATATTGTCCGGCTATCAACCCGTCGACATTCATATCACAGAACTCTCCAACCCCAAGTGCTGTTTTGTAAGGTACATAATCCTTTCCATTAGAACTTTTGTACACAACAACTCTGTTGTTTGCTGCATCTCCAAAATTGATGCTAATAGCAAATTTCCCAGTAGATAACTGTATAGGTTGGCTTTCGTACCAATCCTCTTCTTTAAGAGTAAAATTCAAGTTTGCCATATCTTCTATGTGTTTATATGTTTGTTTCCTATATCAACTCCCAACCTTTCCTTACCTCATCCATGTTTGCAGGAACACCATTCTCAACATAACTCATTGCAGCCACCACCGCAATAAGTTGTTCCCGGTTGTTTCTGTTCAGAATTGTATGACGAGATATGCCTGAACGCTTTTCGACTGTGGCAATATACACTTCAGTATTGTTCTCACATGGCGGTGCCCATCGCATAATAACATCTTCAAGTTCATTGGCCGTGCCGTCTTTGTCAGTATCATACTTATTAAGAATATAAGTTTGAAGAGTTTTAAAAGCAGCACGATAACCGTATGCCATAGTTTTAAACTGAAAGAAACTTTTATCTGTCTGTGTTGCAGACAACCCCTGCCATTTCGTATTATTTCTCCGTATATTTAACGGATTATTATTCCGTAGTCCCCGTGTCATTTTTATCCTCCTTTTCTTTTTGTGTTTCAAACAATATTTGTGCGGCCAGTCGTGCTATATCGTCCTTATTCTCAATGATTATACTCATGGTCTTTTCCGCTTTCCGAAGCTCGGCCTTTTCCCATGATTTCTCACGTACCGATTTGAACTCACAGAAAACGCAATAAACCGCCCATAACATAGCGAATACTGGAAATGGAATGACGATGCAACATATAAGGTCAATCATAACCAGTGTCAGAAACGGATTAAAATATTTCTTCGCTTTTGTCGCTGTCATTTTGTACTTCTTCGAGGTACGAAGTTCCCCACGCTGTTTGGCCTTCTGAATCCCCGAAATAAAATCTATCCCCATTGCGATTATGATAGCTGTCATACTTACCGCTATCAAAACCAAATGTAAAAACAAATGGTCGTGAATGAATGTTTCAATAATGTCGTTCATATCCTTTTGTGTTTGCGTTTATTATTTTTATTCCAATAGTAATTTGTTGATAGCATCAATAAAGGCTGGGGAACATAAACTTGCGTATTCCTTAATCATATTACACTCTTCATCGTTATACTCAATTTCTCCATTGGAGTTGAATATTTTAAATGCGAGGGCATGAGCCTCTATTCCCCTGCCAAGTTGATAAATGATATTGGCAAAATCCTTCTTGTAGTTCTCAACGGAACATCTCGTCTTATCAATATCAACAAATATCTCAATTCTTTCAAAATTTATCCTTTTCATAATCACTTCCAATCATTATCATTTGAAGCACCGAACATCAGTCCTCTTCCCAACCAGTCAGAGTTCGGTGACGGATACATAAAATCCACCAACTGCATACAATGGTGCATGGAACCGCCATTCAATGTTTGCTTTGTTCCATTCGCATATATCTGAACATTATTATAATTGTCATTTGCATTAACCACGAATATCCTTTGGGTGACGGCAAGACTCAAAAGATAACGGTAGGTTACATTCGATGTTATTCTAAATATAACCGTATCAACTGGAAAACCCGAAGTTTCACCGTTATAATCGTATCTTGGCGAATAGCAAGGAACTGTATAATAAGTTTCGTTAGCAGAGGAAGTCCCGGAAGTCAAAGGTATATAAGTACCGGTTTTATCAGCACCTTTTGTGTACACATAGGCATAGGAGCCGTAAACTACCATAATGCTTCTTTCCCTTGCGCCAAACACGCCTCTACACCATAAGTCAGAAGTGTAGAAACGTAATGACCGGTTATCCTTAGTACCTTGATGATACATATCACCATCAAACCACATTCTTCCATCACTTCCAAAGCTGATTCCTCCAACCGCATCACCAGCAGCATTCACGCAATTCAACCTTGTAAAAGAGCCTGATACACCTTTCAATGTACCTTCAAAAGTGCTGTCACCTGAAATAACCGCACCAGCCGCATAGAGTTTCCCTGCTATACTCACCTTATATGGCGCATCAGTCGGTGTTGTAGCTCCAACCCATAACGGATAGTCACCACCAACAAGACCTGCTGCAACCGTTTTATTATCGCCCTTCATTATCAAAAGCTGATTACCCTGCATGAACCGTAGAATAGCATTTTGAGCCATGATAAGCGGAGTGTACACTGGCACCAAAGAATTAAACTTCTGCCAATAAGTTGTATTTGTCACCGGAATGGAATCACTGGACGTATGAGTTTTCAGACATTTATACGCATTAAACGTATTAGCACCGGTAGTCACAATTGCAATATCCAAGTACCGGGTACCGGAAGTCAAAGCCTCGTCATTGCGATACTCTATGCCTTTAGCCCATTCGGATTGCCGGAGAATACAGCCTTGCAGCCCGTTTTTCCCCGGTTCCCCATTAGTACCGTCAATTCCATTTTTGGCCTTTCTTCGTATTAATATATGCCCTTGCGCCTCCATACCGGATTACTTCAATTTTGCTAATACTTCTTTTGCGATCTCCTTAGCCTTGATACGATAACTCTGATAATCAGTGTATTCTTTCAGATATTCGGCACGCTTACCTTCGTCAAGTTCCGAAGCCATATCACGTGCCATTTCCAAGTTGGCGAAAATGGCATCACGTTTATTCGCATCATAACGTTCCATGATAATGGCACTTACAATACTGTCATAATCATGTTCCCCTTCAACATCCACGTTTTCACAGACATACTGGTCTTCAACCACCACATCTTCCGAACCGGCCTTTTGAACAGCTTCTCTTCTCTCAAAGTCGAAGTAAATGCGTAGCAACGCACCTTCAACTACAAATTCAATACCAGTCGGCAGTTCTCCTACAAGAGTTCCATAACTTTTCATAAATTACCTCCATTTTTATAATTATTCTTCAAAATAATAAGCACTCTTCCCGTCACCTAACGAACGCCGCTTGACAATCACATTTTCCACTGGAAAAATCTTCTGACCGTTATTCTCCGCTTCGCGAGCCTGATCCAACACATCTTTCAGATTGTAACAGTTCGTTATGAATTTGCTACGTTGTCCGTTCTGTTCAAAAAGAACACAATATCTACCTTCACCTTGCTTTGTCTTCACATTCGTTTCAAAGTCCACCACTGTTATAGGGACATTGAGAATATCCATCAATCTTGTCTCTTTTACATCGAAGAACTTCTTTCCGTCCTTTGTTCTACCACTCTGTTTGATACCTTTATCTGCAAAACTCATATCATTATTTGTTATTGTTCTCCATAAATTCTTACAATCTCCCCACTTACACCAGCCCCAGTATGAAGCTCGTATCTCGCGGTTACGTTTCCGGCTTTTTATTCGTTTCACCTTTCGGGCAAAGTTCTTTTTCATATTTTTACGCATCCGAACATTATCTTTCGTGAAGCAATAGCCCAAAAAGTTAATCCTTCTTCCTCTTACTACGTTTTCGCTTTCTATGCTTTTTGTTCCCATTTTTTGTTTCTGTTCCTATCGGAGCAATACAACTGTTTGCTTTAACTACCAACCCAACTTTTGCACTTTCCCGTTCATACGCACGAATAAGAAACAACGCTTCGGCCTTAGAACGAGCCAGCATAACATTATCATCGCAATATCTATGCAGGCATTTGACACGATATTTCTCCTTCATTGTATGATCTATCCGGCTTGCCGCAAAATTCCCGATAGGTTGGCTTGTAAATGCTCCAATCGGAACACCTCTTCTTCCGTTCAACTTCATTCTCCAATACGTCAACTAACTCTGTTCCGCTGTCATACGATAAAACAGCTATCTCGATCAATTTAATAAATCGTTCATCTTTGAATTTCCTTCTCAATGCAGCAACAATAAGCTCATGAAGAATACTTTGATAGAACTTTTTGAAATCAGTCTTTACGAACCATTTGTATTCCGGGTACCGGTGAAGAAAACGTTTCATTCTCCTTACTCCAAAATGTAATCCCTTTCCCTTGATACACGCACTTGTATCATAAATCAAATTTCTATAAACATCTTCTTCAATCACCCTCATAATTGCATGGTGCAATATACGCCACGGGAAATATTTCTGTTTGACAATATCTCGAACCTTTCCTGCATCACTTTTTACTCTCATTACGCTATAATCCGGTGCCGGAAAATCCAATGTCAGGATCATCAACTGCAAAGCTCGGAGGTCTTCTTCCGGGTGTAGATTATGCCGCCTGATAAAGCGGTTTTTCTTAACCTTCCCATCTTGTGCTTCTTTGTCCGCTTCACGTAAATTATTTATCTCTGCTATACGTTCAAGAATATACCCGGCTCTTTTAGATTTCTTTCCACCGTTTGCTTCTATCCGTTTATTGTCAGCCTCTATCCTTTCCGCTATAATTCTATCAATTTCATTATGCGATAGACTCTTCCAATCAATATCACTTCTTCCAATATTCACTGCTGCTTTGTTTTAAAATTTACACCATACTTCCAATTTTGTCTTGTTCAGACTATTTTAATTATTCCGATAACTGCAAGCTGTTTTTACTTGCTTGAATAATTCGCCCGGAGCTTTCGAGAACCAACCTACTAACACCGCTTGTTGCCTTTCGCAAATTGGGCAACCTTTCCGCATTCTTGATTTTCTGACATCGTAACCAATTGATTACTACGTTGCAACGATATAAATCCTGCAAGGTCATGGCTCGGAGAACTCGCAGATTACTCTACGATAAATAAGTATGGCGAGAGCCGATATTCGCATTCGAGTTCGACCAATCGTTATTCGAGTTCGCATAAGCGAGGCCGCAATTCGCACCGTTATTCGCATTACCGCCCCAAAGAACCAGCTCTTGTTCCCCTCTGCCAACCGTCCACGCCTTTCGGCTTTCGTCCCGTTATCCGTTGCCGTAAAACGAGAAGGTGGACGGGTTTTAATTAATTGAAATTCAAAGAACTAATATTTCAAAATCTATTATGCAGCCATCAAAGATGCACCGCTAACAAATGTTAAATTCCCAAAATACGCAAGGCGAGAGCCGAACGCCGCAGCCGAGCTCGACCAAGCGTTACTCGAGTGCGCACAAGCGAGGCCGCAAGCCGCACCGTTATCCGCATAACCGCCCCAAAGAACCAGCTGCCCAGTAGTGTTTGCCCATGAATAATCAGCCCAATAAGAAGTGCTGTTTCCACCAATCTTTTTCGGGAAAATATCAAAATGCTCCCCAAGAATTATTTCCTGCACTTGACCGGAAGCTGTCTGACGGGTAGCTTGTCTGTATTCACCATTTGGATGCGCAGCTAATTCAGCAGTAGTCGGTAAACGGTTTCCTTTGTAAATGAAAATTTCCGTTCCACTTTGAGCACTATTGTTGGAACTACCGCAAAATACTCCTTGCAGAAATTCCCACTGCCACCCATAAGGATCTTCTATACCCATCATGTTCACCCGTGAACAATCCACTCCAGTATTACTTCCATTCACCACAGAAATAGCTATTTTGCCCCAATTGTCACCGAGACTCTTTGTTGCGCCAGTTTGCAATGCTGCCGCAGCAGCCCACAAGTCTTTACTGGAGCTACCACCCACACCATAACCAAGTTTGGCTTGAATATTGGTATCTCCGTACTGGGACAGCCCCAACATCATAATAAGCTTTCTCTGATCGTAATCGGTCAGTCCCCATTCCTTACCGTTCACTTGTGCAGCATTCCAAAATGCGTTGATTGTCTTGCTGCCTGCCGGTGCAACTCCTGAACGTGAAACAAGTGCGCTACCTGACATGGAGCCTTTGTATGCACCGATACAGTTATACATTCCACCATTTGCCCCACCAATAAACTCACCGCCAATAGGTAGCATCGAGAGCCATAAGACTGGTACACCACTTACACTGTCAGTCTGTACACGATAATACAAACGTGGCCCTATCCACATCACATGCCCTTTGGTTTCATCCACCGCAGTACCATCAGCAAACACCGCACTATTGGTAGGGGACATTTTAGCAGCCCTTCCATCATTCGTTACGAGATAACGGCCACAATACAACTTGTATTCTGTCCATGCGGCTGTATTACCTATCACACCATAGTTCGTGCTACTTTGGGTTGATTGTTTGATTGGAATCCCCCAAGCCACCTGCCTCAACATTTGTTCGTCACCATTATTAATAGCATTCATGAAGTTTTCCACGGTAATGCGTCTGACACTACCACCAACTTCCACCAATACTGTATTGGAACGCAGAATGGAGGTCACCAATGTTTCATTTCCTAATCCTTTAGTTGCCATAATATTATTTTGTTTTTATGTTAATTAAAATGACATTCTGCCAAAACATCAACATCATATTGAGTCCCGTTTCTGTCAGTTTCCGTTGTTGTTACAGATATAGAATTTGTTGTAGAATGTTTCAAACTCTTCCAGTTTTCCTTATCCATCACATCCATAGTCCACGATGCGGAAGTAGGAGTATAAGTTGACCCCGTAGTCATATTTACAATCTTGGCACTTACTGTAACGGGTTGTCCGGTATCAACCTCTTTGTTGGAAGAAGTTATATAACATACAATTTGAAATTCATCTGCCGTATCAATGATACGTACCCCGGCACGTGCTATCGGTTGTGAAGCACTTGAAGACTGATAAACTTCTGCTATGAATAACTGGGTACCGTCCACATCACCACGGGTAACAGTTACACTTTTCTGTCCGTTCTTATCAGTCCAAGCCGCCGTGTCCTTATACCATTTTATATAGTAATCGGTAATGGCATTGGCACCGGCATACAGCTTGGTAGTCAGAGTACAACTTGTTACTTTGCTTGTTAACTGTTCGGTACTTGCAAGAATAGCAAGATAGTAAGAGCTGGCTCCCATATTCTGAATGGCAATAGGCAGTTCCCCGGTCAAATTATACTCAACACCTGCCGTAGAAGCGACACATGAATAAGTCAATGTATCTCCTGCAATATTCGTTTTGCTTGCCAAGTTTCCGACAATTTTAATGGCACCGGTACTGGTATTCAAAGAGAATTTGCCCGTACTGTCTTTTTTCCAACCTCCACTTTCCGCACCGTTAAAATTTAAAGCCACTCCATTGTAAGCCCAACTATGACCAGACAAACTGACCGCCAACCCACGTGCCGAAGTTACTTTGGGTGTCCGTACCGGCTGATTCGCAGCTATACTCCAATCAGGAGAGACAGCCCCACTTTCTTCATCTACGGCCTGAAACAATGGAATGCCATTATTTTCAAAAGTCAGCATCAGGCTGTCATTGGAACGAAGACGTTTAATCGTGATGCTATTTTGGGCACTATAATTTTCTGCCATATTCCCAACCTCCTTCTGATATAATTTGATTCATGCTTGTATTAGTATAAACGATACCGTCCAACAACAGTATTCTATCTTCCAGTTCTCCATCAAGAGAAGGCAGGCACATTACCTCCTTTTCATTCAAGATGATGGATTCTCCCTTTACCAAGTGCCCCAACAACAGAACCCCGGCATCCAAAGCCTTTTCCTTATTTGCTACAACATACCTCATATCAATTATTTATATATATGTTCCCGTTACTGTCCGTATATTCATTTGTCCCATCAGTCAATACAGAGAAAGCCTTTTTTTGCTCGGCCTTAATGTACACGTCCAACCAATCGTCAAGATAAGTTTCACCAATACCGGTTCCATCCAACATTATCACAGTTTTTTCCCCCTCCTGCCATTGTACCCCGGTCTTATTTGCACTGTCCGTAAACCATACCATGCGGATAATCGGTGCCGGTATCGGCACAATTTCTCCATTCCACTGTACCATAGCTATATTCCTATGCAGGATTTCATCAGGATTGATGGAAGCCTGACTTGCCGGTATGCACGTAAATTTTGGATAAACACGATTGACGGAGAATTGCTGTCTTGCAACCTCCTTTCCACCAACCTTCACCAACAGCAAGTAATCCCCCTTCTCGACCAAACGCAAGTCCATTATCAGGCTGGTTAAGGACAAAGCCACTATTTCATGGTTTGCGGTAGTCAGCATTGTTTGACTTGATATGCTGTTCACCTGATAAAGTTCAATTGTATATCCGGTAGTTATTTTATTCACTCCCTTTGTTACCATAAGTGGAATGGTGCGCTCGTATGAATTTTCATCCAAAGCTGCATTCCTATTGGCCGTAGATGCGGAAATCAAATTGTTGGCTACCTTGTAATCATACAACAAAAGCTTGTCAAGAAATGGATTGTACTGGATTATCTGACTATCCCCAATAGACAAACCGTAGGTATCTTCACTCTTATCTACCGTTGTCAACATGATAGAGTCAGTCTTAACGGGAATATTCACCCCAAGCCGGGTATCAGCTATCAGACCTTCAAAATACAACTCAAAACTTTCACCCGGAGCCACATTTCTGCTTATGGTAATGGCACCGCGTGTATCTCCAACCGTATCTATACTGTACTTCCCATTCCATGAACTGATTGCAGAAATATTCTCTCCATTAGCAAACCAGTTCATTTCTGCCAACAAAGAATTAACATAAGGCATATCCCAGCTACCGTCAGCGGCATTCGCTATGACTTCCGGTAAAATCACCAGTGGAGTAACCCCACGGTCAGGATCATATTCATTTGCCACCGGATTATAGACCTGATTGGCCGGACTGTTCGGTGTCATTATCTTCAAGCTTACTGCAATCGTAAGCGGTTGAAACTCTTTTCTGATTCTTTTCTTTTCACTCTCTATCATATCGTCACAATTGCTTCTACTGATGCAGTATCATTTGTTGCCGTTATGGTAAACAAGGTACTTACCACTGTTACTGAATTATTTCCTAAATCACTAATTTCCTTTGTGTTATGTATCGTTATTGAACCGTTGAAATCCTTATGTTTGATATTCCAAGCTTCATCATCGGCGGTATCTCCACTATCCCTTCGGATAGCCCATTGTCTAACTGTGTCTGTAATATCCTCCCAACCTTTAAAGACCTTGCAAGTAATTTCCATTGATTCACCATAAGCAAGAAAATTGTCACCTTGCGTATCAATCTCAATGCGTACCGGTGCATCTATCTGTAACTGTTCGATTGTGCCGGTCATATAAATGTTATTCAGATAAGCAGAATAACCGGTCATATCCAACCCGAAGATGTTGAGATTGCTCAAATCCCCATCCTGCATTGCAACCATACTCTTTGTAAACTCCCAGTCATTTACCCCTACCAAGAAACGGCGGTATGTCCTCGTCTCATAAGCGGAAGTCTGGCGTTCCTTGTTTGTAAAGTTGCCATAAGCGACAAAATGCAAAGCCTCACACGGATGGAAAGAATATTGCCAACGATCAGAAACACCACGAAGCACATAGCGAAACCTTTTGTTTGTTCCGGCATCCAATATTTCTGTAATACGAAAATAGATTGTACAGAAACCGGCAAACATACGGTTGCCACGGCTATCATCTATATCAGATACCGCATTATTCCCCGGCGTTTCATAGTCATGGAAATACCCCATGCAAATATCATCCACAGCCACAGCACCTATTTCACCGTCTTGTAATTTCAAACTTATTGTCCCGGAACGTAGCAAGTTACCATCAGCATCATAATCAGGCTCAACACTCTCTATAATTCCAGCACCGGGAGAACGCCATTTGTCACCAAGCACAATTTCAGCACGGTTAAAACGCAATTCCGGCACCTCTAAAAACCTGCGTAACGTGAGGCTTTCCATATACCCACGTCCCATGCTGTCTATTTTCGCCCCAAAGCCGGTCAAACCCTCTGCAAAACCGCTTGCACCAAAGATAGCACCGGCTAAGAAGCCGATAAGCCCAGCTGCCGTATCATTGTGGGTGCGCGAAAGAAAAAGCTGATTGCCCAGTGAACGGATGATAGACTGTATCTGTTGGGTATTCAAGCCACCGGTTCCCTGCCCACCACCTGCAATAGAGTCTATCTGATTTTGGATTTTTTCAAGCGATCCAACAGCCTTTTCCTCCCGAAGTGTCATAGTGTACTTCGGTATCATATCTTCTCCCTCTTTGATAATAAGGGTATCAATAATGATGCTGCCTTCAATACCAAGATCGCTATCAGTGAATAGCATCAAGTCCCCTTCTTTCAAAGTATCATGTATGCTTGCTTCCCCCCTTGCAACAGCCTCATCATGTTGGCGTGCCATGAAAATATCATCCACCTTCGGTTCATACGAATAGCGCACATAGTCATTCTTTGCAAGATATTTTTTCGCGGTAGCAAGCAACCGTTGTGAAGCGGCCTGAATATAAACGTCCGGCATATCAATATAAAGCAGGACAAACTTGTCACCGGACTTTATATTGTAATCCTTGTATGGGAAATATAATTTCAGACTTTCATCATATACACGGTTACAAGTCAGCACATATTTATTGCCCTTCTTCTCACATTTGGTTATTTCAAAATCCCGGCCACCACACATGCCGTTTTTCATGCTAATGGTGGCTGTTTCAGAAGTCAGGTAATCGTTTATATTGAAACCAACATCTTTTAGCGTTATTGTAAAAGGTGGGACATCTTCACCTTCCTTCAGGCTATCCATTGTACCATCATCTGTCAGTTGTTCGGCATCAGCCACTTCGTCAAGATTGCCATTATCCCCGGCATCCAATGATACATAAATACCTGCATCTTTCAACTGTTCGGCGGTCATACCTTCCATTGAAGGACATATTTCCTCCAAACCACCGGTACCGTCAAAATAAACACTCCCTTCCCGAATGCCAAGCACAGCAATATTCTTACTGTCAATATATGGATCAAGCGTTGTCTTAGGAAAATCAGGTAACATCAGATTTTCCACGGCCATGTTATTCGGCAAATAATTGGTAAGAGAACTGTTTGAGAGCTTATTATAATACCGGTTAGGCATATTTCTTGTACTACCGTATGCACGCAATCGCGTAATAATCTGTTGATCCGCATCGGCTGTACGTTGAATTTCGTACAAACCGTTTCCACGTCCATACTTGAAAATATTGCCCACAGCAATACCGGCAGTACCGATTGTTATTGTTCGGCCACGAATAACAAAGTTCGCACCAAATTTTGAATTGAACAACTCCAATGCACCCCATACCTTTATATTGTTCACATCAATGTTTACATTGGTAGTGCTCACATATTCAGGGTGTACGGCAACCGTCCATTTTTGTGCTCCGGTATATATACGGTCAAGATTTACTTGAACACGGTCTGCCAAATCTTGTATAGACGAAGCGAAGAAACTGAACTTAGGCAAAGAAGTGAAGTGTATCTGATTATCACTTTTCACATAATCAAGAAAATCACATCGCGTCAATTCATCTCCCGGCCAGTTGAACTTTACGTTATCATAGACAAACGCTTCTCCCGAAGTTTTTCTTGCCGCCTTTTTTAATGCCGTAGGATCATAGTTTATCTCAAACTTCTCACCACGGTACATAACATAGTCACCTATCTCAAAAAGAATGGGTACGGCACTTTTCAGAGTGCTTGTCACAAAACATGCACCCATCCATGTACCATTATACTCCAAACCTTTCAGTGTACAACGTACCGTATTGCCAGTTTTATCATAAACCTTCCATGCCATACAGCTATACTTTTTCAACCAATGCAACTATCTTTGTCGGTTCCGCAACACTATACGAGGGGATTATTTGAGTTCGAGGATCAGTTACTCTGAATTTTACCGGGAAGGTCAAGACTTCATCCATATTGGACTTATTAAATTCAAAATCTCCAACCTCCAGTAAGTAAAGTCCTTGCCGCCCGATACCCGTGTGCGAGTTATATATTTTCAAGGTGGCACCGTCACCATTTTCTCCCGTGAGATAGTTTTGAAAGGCCATAATTTTATCGTATGCAGTACCCAAATCTCCCTTATAGCACATCTCGGCTTCCAAGTCGTATGCCTTTAATAGCAGCTTATCGGGTATGTAAGTATCTTCACCGTCTTCATCCGGCCAATCCCGTTTGGGTAAATCTTTCGTTTCCCCACCCGGCTTGAACGGAAATTCTGTGCACACAATTCCAAAATGCGCCAAGCTGTCTTTGACTGGAGCATTCTCGGTAGTTTTCTGCATCAAAATAGAATACGGTTCGTTCATATACATATATTAAAAAAGAGCTTGCCGCAGAGATATTTAGTCTCCACAACAAGCTCTATGGCCTTATACTTTAATCTTATTTCAACGCAAATATAATTGTATTTTCTATATAATCATAGAAAATAATGCCATAAAAGCATTTTTTAGTAGATTATTATACTCAACCCCTAACTTGCTTCCACGTGTATGTTGAAAAACATAAAAAATATCATTTGTCATAATTTTATTTATTAATACTTTTGCATTTAATTATAAAAGAGGTTATTATATGTTAGGAGTTTTAGTTTGGATAGTAGTGATTCTTCTGATCTGCTTTAGTGTTTTCGGAGGGCCATGTCTATTACCACTATACGTACTTTTTGTGGTGGTGGTAGGTTTTTATTTTGGTGTAAAATATTTAGATATATGATAGAAAAGGAACAAAAAGCTAAAAGAGTGTATCATCGAACAAAACCTGCGAGTAAAAGTAAGGTTCGGGCTATCAGATTTGATTTAGACTTGGTAGAGTTTATAAATCTACAACCAAACGTAAGTCTATTTATAAATGACCTTATTCGGAGAGAAAAAGAAAAAATAGAAAGAATGAAAGCTATTGAAGTTCGTGAAATTTTAAAAGAAATGGAATAATGAAAAACATTTTACTTTTACTGTTCATATCATATTTTATTATTAGTTGCAGTAGTAATACAAAAACGCCATTTGAAGAAGAAGCATATAAAATGCTTAAAACTGAAATTAGTGATACGTTTTCCAGCGTAGGAAACGATGTTGATATATTAAATACCAGTACAGAGTATTATACAGATTCATTATGTGTAATAAAACTATCTGTCAAAGGGAAAAATGAACTTGGAGGAAAAACTTCAAATGTGTTTGAATATATATATTTAAAAGAAGATGATAGTTCGACTATGGGATTTCTTAGAGAAATACAAAAAAATGATTCTTCATTGATGAAAGTAGCTGATATTGAAAGTGAAGACTCCAAATGGAATAATAAATCATTTGATGAAAAGTTATACCATCTATGTAGAGTTTATGCTGCTACCAAGGCTTACGCTAAACAGCTTAAAAAAAAATACAAACTAAATTAGGTGAACATAGTTAGTAATAAAATCATGAATGAGTAGGGCTGGCTCCAAAGTCAGCCCAATTTATTTGTTATGTATTGAAAAGAATCGCAAATTACCTCTTGATTGTATAAGAACGGAATTACGTTCTTTTAGTTTTTCCTCTGTAATTAAGTTTTTTACGAATTGTTTAGTAGAATCGTTTCTGTATAGCGCACCATCTGTTTCTGCTGCCCACTATGTTTATTCCATTAACTTTACCGAAAAATGACGATTTAAAATTTGCTTATTACAGTATATTGTCAAAAACTCGATTCTTCTGAATTTTCAGAGAAATAAATAGTGAACGCTATGCTACTGGTATTAATTCACCCTTAATCAGCTTTATGGCTTTCTTTACGTCCCAACCGCTTTCGCATAATGCGATGATAAAACGTACACCTTTCGTAGTCCATACAGTATAAACATTTGTTCCTATCGAGCCATCCGAACGTGTGTACGTCTGTGTACGTGTAGAGTGTAGTCCCCAAGTAGAATAAGGAGTATGCAATAACCATTGTCCGCTTTGTCGGTAGATGACTCCGATTTCTTTCAGCTTCTTATGCAGCTTTTCGGCATCCATTCCTATCTGCTTGGCGACTTGTGTGCTCGTCTGGGTGTTTACACTCTGCAAGTGGTTATCATAATAGCTGACCTTCGGAGCGGCTTGAAGCAACTGCTCTTCTTGCAATGCGTTCTGTTGTTCAAGACGTTGCTTCTCTTCTCGCTCGTTCTTTAATTGTGTTGCAAGACTGATAACAAGGTCGGGATTGTTTATCATTTGCTCCAAAGTTGGCTGCATGGCGGTCATGCCATATTGAAGTAACTCTTTGATACGCTTATTACACCATATAGCAAATGATGGAGATAACCAACGGGCAAATTCCAATGCTACATCTTCGTGAAGCCATGTGCCTTGTTCGCTATTACCACCTTTAACTACTTGAATTAGTGCCGATATGGGAATATGCATATCGGCTGAAAGTGCTTCTGTGAACTCGGTAGTAGCTTTCAATCTAAGCCAATCCCCTACTAATTTACCAAACGGCTTTGCCATTTCTGTTGCATTTACCATTACATTATCATCTTTATAAAAAGTGATAGGGCTTCCATTATATTGAAAAATTTGATTTGTTTTCATATTATAAATTTAGATTTTACTTAACAAAGATTTCTCCCTTTTACGGGAAAGCTCACGCTTGTTTTCTTCAAGTTCTTCCCAACGATTAATAATTTTGGCTCGTAAGTTTGCATCATAACCACTTGCGAGAAGAAGGCAATCCTTTTTGGTGAGAATGTAACAAGACACTTCTTTGCTTCCACCGTTTGGCATAGGTTGAGGTCTTGATGATAATTCAAAACTGAATTGTCGTCTATCTTCCAGTTGTTCAAGGATATTGCGAATATCTCGCATTACATTTGAATGAGTTTTGCCCGTAATTTCTGCAATCTGCAAGGAGGTCATTGTTCTTTTTTTACCTTTTCCCTCATCAATAGGTATTAACTGATTAAAATTTTCCATATCTTTGCACAATAAAGTTAATGTTTTCCCCATCAGCGGCTCGGACATTTCCGCTTTTGGGGAATTATTTTGTCCGATCTTGTAGTAGGCAGGGAATCGAACCCCAATACGCCATTACTCGTACCTACTGAACCCTCCTTAATATAATAGTCACGCTTGACATAATAGTAAAGAGAAAGGGCAAATCCCGATGAAGCCTAATGTGGTTGTCTGCCTCAAAGAGAATGCCCTATAATATTTTACTCCAGTTCATGACAACCACGTAATGAACCTTACAGCATTGTTTCCAGCGCAAATATAAAGACGATATTTTCACCATACAACAACCTAAAAATCAATAAAATAAATTCGGTAAACATCAGTAACAAACGGTAAGAATCGGTAAATAAAAACAGTTATATTTACTCTAAAATTTAGACATAATATAAATAATGCGCGTATCTACCGTATTGTGGCGAGATGTTGATTGTCATTTATGATACCGTTCAAATAATATAGGAATATAAAAGGCTATAAATAAGGATGTTGCAAAACGCATGTTAATCCCCATTCATTTTATATCTTACCATGACATTGCCATCGGTTTCAACTTTACAGTTTCCACCATGAACATATACATAAACTTTAGCCACATCGCTTTGCCTTACATGTAGTTTAGCCCGATCATATACACTTACAAAAACTTTGGCACAATCCTCCACTTCAAGAGTCAATTCACTATCATGCCGCAAATGGAGAGTAACAACTGTAAATTTACCGAAAGAAAGTTTGCCTGAACATTTACCGTTCAGTACATATACACCATTGTCGCCTCCGATCACTGGTTCATCAACAAAAATATGGTTTTGATGAAGCAGACTCCGGTCAAAATTGCCTTTTATATATTCCACCGTCGGATAATTGTGTTCAATACAAAAATCAATGCCCCGTATATACATTCCGATCAATTCTTGCTGGCTTTTATTGTTTTGCCAGTCACCTTGCCATTGTGTGCAGAGGCCATACGATACGGCATGACCTCTCAATTCACTATTCAATCTGTTCATAATCATATATTAAACTTGTTTACACCGTTTATATTCCTATGTAGTATATCCCTGATTTCTTCCACAAATTCCACATTCTTTGCTGTATTTATCTGTATCATTGTCAGTTGTTGTAATTGTGCTTGTGCTATTACATTATAGGCCGGGAACAATTCTTCAACCAATCTGCGCACATACTCCCGTTTAACACTCACGTCAGCCCGGATTGCATTTATATAAGAAGCCAAAAGGTTAGCGGTATTTTCAGTAACATTCTGTATGCCTTTAGATAAACCACTTCCACTGTCTTCTTCCTCTTCCTTCATACTGATACCATATTTCTTTTCCATATAGTTATTCAGTTTGTCAAGCATGGAATAGTAATCATCGGTTTTCTCACTTACCCCCATTAGATAGTCCGCAATACTTTCCAACTCCTTTTCGTCAAGAGAGAAATCCTTGCCGAAATAACCACTCATTCCATCCTCACCAAAAAGCATCTTTTGAAGCTGTTGCATGGCCGGTTCCAAAATACTTATTTTGAGAATGGAGTTCATAACATCACCCATAATGTCGGCAACCTTATTTTTGAAAGCTTCGGCACCATCCTCGCCTTTCTGCCATGCCTCATACAAGGCATCTCCCAACTGCGAAGCCCAGTCTTTCAAATTAATGCCATAAAGAGATTCAGCCGTTTCTTCGGCAAAATCCTTTATTTGCTGTTTCATCTCCGCAATCTGATTCTCATAATCAGCCACTTTGCTATCATCCGTCTTCTTCTTGTCAATTTCGGCTTGCCGCTGTTTCTCCAATTCTGAAAGTTGTTCTTGCATCAAGGCACGTTGATACCCGTATGCACCGCCTTCATCGTATGCCGAAACACGTTTTTGAAGTTTTTCCGCTTCCTGCTTATATTTCTGCAAAGACATCAAATCGAAGATGTTGATCTTCCCCTTATTGCGTATTGCCTCAATCTGATTATTTAATTGATTCAACCGGGTACGGTCATTTTCTGCATCTACAAGTTTTAGTTCCGTGCCACTGCCCAAGAAACGTTCAAGAATACCGTCAATCTGTTCGTATATATACTGCAACTGTTGAGCACGAAGTTTACTTTTTTCAATAGCCTTATCAAGCTTTTTGTCATGTGCTTGTGCTATCTTCCCAATCCAGTTTACAGCTTCACCGGCAGCGGCAGCAATACCACCAACTATTCCACCTTTGGCGAATCCCTGCCCGATATTGCTTATAGAAGACATGGCATCCTGCACATTACCCATCGTGTCGGCCATACCCTCATTGCCCAAAGCATCGAACATGGAAGACATCTGCCCTGCAAAATTGCCGACAAGTTCAGCACTTTCAGCGGCACTTTCTCCTATGGCTGCAATTTTTTCTATGGTACCCTTTTCATCTTTATCTCCACTGGAGAATAAAGAACGAATATTTTTTATGAGAGTGGCAAACGGATTCTTCTGTAATCCGGCCTTATATAAGTCTTGTATGGCTTTCTTTAACTTCTCAATTTGAGAATATTCTCCTGAAACATCAATCCGTTTACCATTCTCATCCAAATACCAAGAAGTAAAAGCTGTTGGCTTTCCATTCTTGTTTTTAGTTACAGAAGCATTATCAATAATCTGTTGCGCATAATCGGATGCTTGCTGTATCTGTCCGTATGATTTATAGGTCTGATCTCCAAATATCTGTTCCCATACCGGAAGAAGTTCAAGCAGTTGTCCCCTTAGTTTTGCCAGTTCCTCCTTATATTCGGTAAAAAGAGCTTTCTGTCCGGGAGTCATGCCTTCAACATTCCCAACAAGTTCATTATTTTCACCAATGAAGGTGCCGGTTAAGGGAGCATATTTCTCGCTTAAGTCCCGTATCTTTTCAGCGATAGATTTGTATTTGTTGAGGGCAGTAACTTCTTTCAGCTTTACTTCCAAACTATCTTTTTCAATAGCTTCTTTAGCTTCCTTCCATGCACTGAAAAACTGTTTATACAAAACACTGTCTTTACCTCCAAGTGATTCTGTGGCCTCTTGTTCGGTGAAAGTCAAAGGTATATATACCCCTTTATCCTTCATTTTCTTAGTTACCTTTTCAGCTAATTCCTCGGATTTCTTCTCATATTCAGACAATACTCCGAAAGCGTATAAAGAAGCATCCTTCTTACTTGCACCGGCATTGACAAGCTGCTTGTATATATCCCATTTCTTTGAAACATCAGACACGTACCTTTCAAGTTCCTTTGCGGCCTTATCCGAAGCTTCTTTCATAGCATTGGCATCAATATCCAAAAGAACTTTCCGTATAGAAACTTTCAATTCCCTACGTTCTTTAGTCTTATCGTCAAGCTGGTTAAGAATCTTATTCAATTCATCTCGATAATTTCCAATATCCACCGGTTCTTTACCTTTAAATAAGGAATCAAAAATACCCGATTCTTTAACCTTGCTGGCAGCTTCTCCCTTTCCAACAATGTCAGTCCACTTCTTATATTCAGAATATGCCTCCTTTAGTAAGTTTACCCGTTCTTTCAATCTTTCGGCAAAGGCATCCTTTTTGCTCTTATCCTTATTTGGATCAGTGAGGGAAAAACCGATTTCTTTAGCTCCTTTCTCACCGGCTTGCATTGTATCGAAAGCCTTTTTATAATCTGATACAATTTGCTTCTGCCAGTCGGGAAGTTTTGACAAGTCAATAGCTCCAATACCTGACAAATCTATTCCGGCTTTAATCAATACCGGCTTCAATTGATTTGTTGTCTCTTTAGCTTCCTTATACGCTTTTTGTACTCCTTCAATAATTTTCTTTGAATCCGTAGAAACCTTTATTTGGGCTTCAAATTGCCCATCTGTGGCTTCATTGAACTTTTTCTGCAAGTCTGACAAGCTCTGAATAGTTTCCGTATATTCAGCATTAATCTTGATATTGAATTGCTTTTCAAGAATCTCACCATTAAGAAATTTTCGTATATCTACCGGCATTTCTTTAAATTGATCCAAGAAAGAACTTATATCCAAACCGATAGCTATTCTTTGAGCGTCACTCAAATTGTTTAAATTCCAACCGGCAGCTTGTAATCGTGACTTATATTCAGATATGAAACTCTGCATATCCGGTGATACTTCTTCCTCAAAAACACGTTTAGAGTTTTTCCATGCCTTCCGTAGCTGAAAAATATCATCCCTATATCCTCCCGTGAAGGGTAACTCATTATTCAAACTGGCTAATGCCTTGGGATATTCTTTGATTATATCCAACTGCTCTTTCAATGATTTGCCCGAAGCGACTTTAGCAAAATCATCATACTTGGCTATAACTTTCTGCATGGCAGTATAATACTCTATATAGCTACCAGCCATACGGTCTATAATCTTGTCTATATGCTTCTCTGCCTTGATGTAGTCTTCAATATTTTCACTAAAGCTTTCGTCAAAATAACCATCAGTAGCATCATTCGCATATTCAGATGTACCTCTTATGGCATTCAACAATTTATAAGCCTCTTTTGTATCATTCAAAGCATTCCGAAGCAATATATATTGTTCTGCAAGGCTTTTAACCGTATTTCCTTCATCATCAGTCTTAAACGTTTCATTAAAAGTGTCTGCCCAAACTGGAGAATAATCCTTTAATGCTGTTTTCATTTCTTCAATAGAAGAAATCAGTGAGGCATCATTCGCCTTAAAAGGATCAACATCAGCAAATTTTTGAGCTTCTTTCGTTAAATTCTTGAAACCGTCTTGTGCTCTTGTTGTCAGCTCAGAAATACGCTCGTTCATTTCGTCAGCCTTTTGCCCGGACTTATACCATAATTCAGTAATGGCAAAAAGTCCAGCGAACAAATACATGTATGGATTGAACAAACCCTTAAAAGCAGTCCAAACTTGTTTGGCTCCATAACTAAGCATTGTCATTGCCACACGAGCTTTTCCAGCTGACATAGCCACTTGAAGTTCAGCTTTTGATATATTAAGTAATTGGGTAATATGTCCTGCCTGACCTGATTTAATTTTCCCAAGTGTTATCAACCTCAACGCTTGTTCTTTGTTCAATGCGCCACTAACAGCCAATGCCCTCCATTCTGCGGTAGTCATAGCATTTCTTGAAGCAATCAATCCTTTTTCAGCGGCAGTTAAAGTGCGGTAATTGGAAGCCATCACTAAATCCGCTGCTGTTTTCTGTTTAGCTGCGAGTGTTCCTTTTATTAATGTAGCATTTGCCACTCCCATGGCACGTGATCCTGCATAAACCGCAACCCGATATGTTCCAAACGCAGCTGTGGCCGCTGTTATAAAAGGTACAACTTCTTTCCAATTTTGAGCAAGGGTGGTAAGGCTTTCGGCAGTCCATTTCAATGTACTACCCATTGACTCCGCAATATCACCAAGCATAATGTCAATCGCATCAGCCAAGTTCTTCCATTTGGATTTGACTGATTCTGAAAGAACTTCCTGCATGTTATGAAACATGCCACCATCATCCGTAAGTTCCCAAAGAACATCTTTTACGTCCTCAAACGTAACCTTCTTTTTCGAGATCATATCAAGCACTTCACCGGCACTGACAATGCGGCCTTCCAACTTACTGAATCGCTCGGCCAGTTTATCCACCATAGGAATGTTCGCTTCCGTCAATTGCCGCAATTCTGTTCCTTTCAAGAATTTAGCAGCCTTTATCTGACCGAAGGCCAATATGATACGCCCCATATCAACACCTACACCGGCTGATATATCAGCCAGCCTTTTCATGGTATCATACAATTCATTGTATGGTATAGAATATGCAGAAAGTTGCTTGGCATACTGATTCAAATCCATAACCCCGAACGGAGAAGCAACAGCCAGTTTCTTAATCTGATTGAATATGGTTGTAGCTTTGCCTTCATCTTGCAGGATAGAGGCCATTGCAATTTTCTGATTCTCCAACTCACCACCAATATCAACCACTGCACGTAAGAAATTTTGTGCCGCATAAATGGAGTATAGCCCCAAAAATTCATTTCTTAATTGTCCGACAATACTCAACTGGCTGTTCATTGCTCCATTCATATTGAGAGTGGCTGTCATGTGCCGCCTTGCTGCATTGGCTGATCTCTCACGGGCATTAGCCAAATCCAGTTCCGCTTTGGCGGCACGGGCGGCTCTTTGTCGCGCAAGCTCACGTGCGGCTGCGGCAGAAGCCTCCGCTTTGGTTTGAATGGCTGCGGCTTTGGCGGCGCGTAAATCACTTGCTGTAAAGTTTGTATTCAACCCGGCGGCTTGCAAGGCGGCACGGACAGCTTGTGTGGTACTGGCCTTATCCACTACCACATTGATCTTAAACTTCTCACTTTGAAGCAAAGTCTTCATATCGCCAACCAACTTCTTCTTGTCAAAACCCACATCAAGTTTTGCCTGCAAGTCTTTGGTGATTTCCGCTTTCAATTTTTTACGTTGTTCCGCTGTCTTATCACGGAACAGTATATCAAAATATAAATTACCGAGATCAGCCATATATTATTGTGTTTGTGTTACTTATAATCATTAATGTTAATTGCTGTTTCTCCATTGCCATACTTATCTTTCCAGCGTTTGGCAGCATCCTCTATTTCGCTTACGGAAGGGGATTTGAAGTTCTTCGTATCGTGCTTCTTTTCCTTGTTGTCCTTGTCATAATCTGTAACCACAATAGACACATCCATTGCCAATAGTTCAATTTGTGCATTTGTAAGTACCCAATAAATACCAAACAAGGGCTTGCTTATTGGAATCCCAAATACTCTCAAAGGCTCTGTCAGCCACGGATAGGACTTGCCTATTTCCCACGTTTGTCCGTAGCTGGTTCGTGAAGGATATGCTCTGCTTCCTCTTTTGTCATTGTCATCATCGTGTCCTTCATCGCGGTCAGATATATGGTAGCAGTCAAGTAGTCTTCCACTGGAATTTTTTTTTTGCCGACGGCTATAACCTTCATCAGCTCATGATCTCCATATTGTTTGATATAAAAGAACCATCGCCACAAGAAAGGATAGAAGAACTTGATCTTCCAATATCCGTTCAAAATGATAGCGGCTGCACATTGGCAACTGATCTTATCATCATTTCCCGATTTCTGCATGGTACTGGTGAATTTGCGTATAGTCCCTCTTTTCAGCCATGAAATACCATATTTCTTTCCTCGGACTTCCACATAGTCCACACTGTCTTCCAACACATCATTCAATAGCCTTTCATCCTCCGGTGTAGGAAGTGTTATGTCATTCTTCTTTGTCATATTTTATCGTGTTTTATACGAAAAAAGGTGGTGGCCGGTATCAAGTAGCTCACCACCTTTTCGCTGATATGAATTTTGCAAAGTGTTATATCCTAAGTTTTTTATTCGGACACTTTTTTACGTAAAATGTAAATAGAGGCACCCTTAGCATCATTCAACGGAGAAACAGATACATTAAAGTACCCCGGCTTATCCTGCTCGCTGACGAAGTTGCTATACCCCTCAACATTCGGTAAGAACAAGGCTGTTTGACGGTCTTCACTACGCATGAAGAGTCCTCCGATTACTTTCTTCGGTTCGATATTGTAACCTTCACCTTCATAAGTCTCACCATCAATGGTAGCAGTCATAGTCACCGTTTCCGCTTTCTTGTTCAGTAACAAGTCATTGATCTTTCCTGCCACGGAAGGTACTTGAAACTGAATATCGGAATCTCCAGCATTAGCAATAGAAGTCCAAGTTGCTCCGGTTGTCAACTTGATCTTGGAAACATCGGCAGCTCCGGTATCAAATGTAACTCCGTCAGAGAGTACCGGCAGCTCCATATCAAAAGCCGCTAAAGTTGCGAGGTCACTATTGACTTTGGACACATAATAAACCTCCTTCATCTGATTAAAGAGCACCTTTAACTCTTCCAGTTTGGTAGTAATAGAAATCTCTGCCATAATCGTATCTTTTTAAGTTTGTGTCATTTGTTTATTATTAGCTTCGCTTGTATTATTAAGGAATGAAAACCGAGTCCGTCATTTCCTCCGGGAAGCAATCGTGGACTTACAGCTGAAAACAATTCCGTCACTATTGGAAATTTTGAAACCACTTCCATTTGCATTTCATCCAAACGGACTGTATTCTCAATACCGTTTGAGCGATCATGCGCAAAAACGTTTATCTGACAGTAAGTGTCTTGGTAGGTACTTCCTTTATCTTGGATAGTTTGTGGCAACCGGATAACAACAAAGTCCTTCATCGCCTTTTGTTCAGCAGCCGGACGATCTGTTATGAAAACCTTTTCACCAATGCCGGTTACTGCATCAGCGATTTGTTTTAATATATCCATACGTCTATAAACTGTCCGTCCCATCATTTCATTGGTTTAAAGTTCTTGAATAATGTATTTTGTGCCCTTTGAAATGTTCCGGTCAGAACATCTGCATTCAACACATTCTCCAAATAGGTTGAATATTCAGTACCCGTGCACATTACTATCTCAAATCCTTTACGTGATTCCGACTTATATCTTTTCAAGAAATCAAAGGAGAATGCTTCGCCATAACCTTTATCAGTTTCTATTGTTCCAGTAAAACGTCTGTTCTGATTATCATAACTGACACCTACAAATGTTTCACCTTTAGTCAGCTTTACTCTCACCGGTTGTTTCATTGAATCTCCACTACAAACGAAATAGGAAAATCTACCGTCCATGAATAATCCGCACGCATAACTGGTTATTGTATTACCCGTAAGATTCCGAAAGCCTGACTTGTTATCAAGTGCATCTTGGATAAGTTCTTCACAGCATTTAGTCAAGACATCAAAGATATATCCTGAAACAAGCTCCTTTGCCTTCCTTATTCCTTCATCAAACAATACTTCATTGCTCCGGTTATCCATGCGTTAATTTTTTGCAAGATTGAAATACACAGTTGTTCCCAAATTTCCGGCATAGCTATCAGTAACCATACATTGAGTGAAAGTGCCTTGTCTGTCCGTGACATCTATCAGATCACCGGCCAATATTCCTTCAACAATTCCGGGAAGGCTCAACAGATAATCGCTCTTTATCACATTATCGGTTTTGAATGTCCGCAAATTTGTACTACCTTCCTTTCGGCATATACCTTCATACAAGATCACCTTCTCACCATCACTGAAAGAATCCTCACCTATAATTCGGTAAACAGTACATTTGTGCGGATGCCGTGGATTATTTACTTTCATACTCAAAAATTGACTATTCTGATTTTAGTGCCCTTTACAACTTCTTCATCCCATTTCTCATACAGTTCTTTCGCCATTTCACGGAGTTGCCGCTTGTCGTATGCACTGGTCTGCCAACCACCTTCCTTATGCTTCCATCCCCCGTCACTGTCTTCGGTATCATTCTTACTGCTTGGAGTGCTTGCACACCACATGTAAATATCGGCAGTGGCAAGATCAAGCTGCCTTTCGGTCAGTTCACTTACCATTGTTCCAAAAGCGATTTTCCGCTTGACAAGAACCCTTTTGAGGGCGTTGTCCGCTATTTCATAAGCGGTTGCGCCACTCAAAAAGTCCTCAATGGTCATATCTTCCGTATGAGAAAGTTCCTCATTCATTCTTGCATGAATTTAAGAATTACACAGTTACAGTAGAGATGAACATATACTGTGGCATTCTCGGCACACACATTTGGGCGGCTTCACTTTCAATATAGATTGAATGTGTTTCAGGATTGGCTCTCTGTGTCAGTTTCAAGCGTCCACCGTCATAAGAAGCAACCTTGTTTGCCTCATATCCCAAAGTCAAAGGCTCCACACCTTGAATAGTACCGATCTGACCTACTGGTATAAAGGCAATATTGGTGGCCTTGAAGTTCTCCACTTGTTCAGTGATAAGATCAGGTTGTCCGTCCGCATCCTTACCGGGCTTGTCAACAAAAGCATAGCTGTCACGTGGCACGATTTCATCCACCTTAACCAGTTTCTTGAAAATGGCTTTCAGGCGGTCTTCATCTTCATTCTGTGCATTGGCAATAACCGTACTATCATCCGTCACAGTCGGATAGAGGGAATGGCCGATACGTTTAAGAACCGTGGTATGAGTCATTAAATCATCCCATAAGTCCTGCGCCAGCTCCATCCTGATCTTGCCCAAATAATGATATTTGCGGCGAATCTCTTTCACTCTGTTCTTTACATCCATAATCGGATCAGAGGCAGAGCCTTGATTTGCCGGAATATGTTCATCCTTAGTCCACCAGCGGCTTGTGCCGGCCAATACTTGATAATGGTTTTCAGGGATATTAAAGTCAATAGTGATACCCTTCAAACCACGTGGGTTGTTATCAGTATCAATAGTGAACTTACCCGTGGAAACAATTCTCATTCGCTGGTGAGTAAGCGCATTGTAGTACGATCCGATAAGACCGTCAGCACTTTCATCAAGCAAGCCCAAGAACACATTCTGCATCTCTTCCGTCAATGCGGACATGCCTACCCGTTGCAACAGCTGCAATTGTTGTCTCACAGTCACACGGTTCAAACGGTAGAACTTCTTTTGAGTCGGGATATTACCCGTCCTTCCTTCGAGTTCTCCCAATGCAGCTTCATAACCCGGACTTTCCGGATCAACGTAAGCTGGCAGCGTTTTCACGCCGAGGCTCGTAATAAGCTGGGAGAAAGTATAATCCAACTTGGTTGCTTCAAATTCAAAACCATCAATTTGAAGTAGGTCATACTTCTCCTTGTAACGGTCAATAAATTCTTGCCAAGTGTCCCCACCAAGCCCATACTCGATAACCTTGTACAAATCAATAGGAAGTGTATTCATACAATTGTCGTATTTTAAATGTTGTTTTCAAATTCTTTTACTGCACCCATACAATTTGAGGAAGTGTAGTAATCTTTTGCAGGATAGCGACCACTTCTTCGTCAAACATGTACTGATAAATCTCTCCGGCATAGACTACTGTCCCACTGGCCTTTGTGTTGCCACTGGCTACAAGAATATCTTCTTGCAAATAACCATTAATGCCAAGAGTGGTAATATCTGATTCAGCCGCCTTGATCTGTGCATCCGTATAAGCGGTGAATGTCTTACCTGAAAGATCAAACTTCACAGCTGTACCGGCAGGAATCTTGCCAACCGCAACCCAATCGGAAATGTTGCTCACCATACCACCGCCCGGATAACGGTGACGGATTTCACGCCACACTTTACGGGCATGTCCGTATTTCACGGTGTTCACATCAAACGTGTTACCCATTGTTCCCATACATTTATTGTTTTAGAGTTAATAATTTCAATTCTTCTTCCAGCCTTCCTTCTTGCCTTTACGTTCAAAGTATCTGCTGGCTGCATTGTGTTGTGTTCCACCTGAACCGTCAGAAGTTCTTGGGGCGGTGCCATAACCCCTGCACGCCTTATATTCTGCATCATATTTCGGCAGAAATTCAGTAACCAGTTCATCCACAGTTTTCTTGGTATCGAAAGTTACCCCTTGTAAGGTCTTGCTCAACACATAATCATCATTCGCTTGTTTGGCCTTCATTGCAGCCGTAACCTTCTTCAACAAATCAGCTTGAACCTTTTTGCTGTCTTCCGCGTCTAAACGTGCTTCCAGTTCTTTCAGTTTCTTCTCCAGTTCATCATCGTTTTTCGGTGGTACCGGTGGAGTTGGAGGTGTCGGGGGAGTCGGTTGGGGCTTATAGTTTTTCTTAAAGTCCTCAACTCTGGTTGCGACATCATGGTTGTACTGTCCTTGCATCCCTTTCAGAAAATTCACAGCCTTGTTCCAATAAGCCTCGTCAGGCTCCGAACCTTCGGCTATGGGATTAAGTTCTACATACGTCTGTAATGTCTGCGGTGAAAAACTGGTTTCTCCAAGTTTCTCACTTAATGTGGATAAGATTTTTTCTTGTTCCATCGTGTTTATTTTGTGTTTATGTTGAATAAAAAAAGAGTCAGACAATGCTTTTTGCATCAATCTGACTCTTTGGTCTTATTTTCCATTTAATAGTGGGCAGTATTGGACTCGAACCAATGAAGACGAAAGCCAATAGATTTACAGTCTATCCCGTTTGCCACTTCGGTAACTACCCGTTTTGCGGAAGCAGAAGGATTCAAACCTCCGAAGCCTTTCAGCTTGCCTCTTTAGCAAAGAGGTGGTATCGTTCACTCACCCATACTTCCAATATGCGACCTACAAGATGTCTCGGTGAAACCACCGCATTTCCCTTGTATTTCGGACGTTATTCATTCTGTGTAGCGTATTAGAGAATCGAACTCTGGTTTCCACCGTGAAAAGGTGACGACCTAACCGTTAGTCGAATACGCCATTTGTTGAGATACAAGGATTTGAACCTTGAATAGCAGAACCAAAATCTGCTGTGTTGCCATTACACCATATCTCAATATGCGCGAAGAGAAGGACTCGAACCC